GTCAGGATTTTTTTTTCGCAGGACGACGAGAACTGAGAATGCGACGGCGAGGCGATGACCGCAAAGTCACCAGCAAACTCGCGGCGCAAGGCGTCGAAACCGGCTGATCCGGCGCCGGAACCGGTGAAGAAGACTGCTGGCGAGCGGCTGATGGACGAGCTCGCGCGCGATGACGACCCGTATTCGCTGACGTTGCTCATCGTCGAGGCGTGCCGCATGGCCGATCGGCTGGAGGCGTTCGACGAGCTGCTCGCCGGTCGCCGCGAAACGTGGATGAAGCTCAAGGTGGGCCGCGAGACGGTCGAGGTTTACGTCGACAAGGTGCTCGCCGAGGCTCGGCAGTGCGCCACGGTGTTCCGGCACTATCTCGCCGATATTCACCGCCAGCGCGCCGGTATTCCGACAGGACCAGATGACGACGACGACCCGGCGAAGCGCTACTAGACGCGGCGAATCGACCCGCCCGCCGACGCGATCGAGCGATCGCCCGCAGTGGCCCGAATGGGTCGGTTCGTGGCCTCGGCTGCGCGGCAGGCAGACGCCCGAGTTCGAGTCGAAACACGACGGCGACGAGTCGGCGCAGGCCGATCGCTGCGGGCGGTTCGGGCTCGACGTCGGGCTGAGGCCGATGCCGTGGCAGTGGCGCTCGATTCAGGCGATCACGTCGGTGCAGCCGCCGACGCCCGAGGAGATCGAGGACGCCGAGCGCGAGGGTCGCGAGCCGGTGAGCTTGTGGACGCACCGCGACGTGTGTATCGAGTGCACGCGCCAGCAGGGCAAAACGCTGCTGATCGTGTTGCTGATCTTGTTTCACATGTTCGTGTTGCGCTCGGGGCGCATCATTTACACCGCGCAGCGTTGGTCGACGGCGTACGACGTGTTCAAACGTGTTGTTGCTGTGATCAACCGGGTGCCGTGGCTGCGGTCGCGGCTGGCTGAGAAGCCGTCGAAGGCCAACAACCGGGGCAGTATCAAGCTGCACGACCCGAAGAACCCCGGGGTGGTCTATTGCGAGGTCGAGTTCGGGCCGCGCTCGCAGGACTTCGGTCGCGGTTACACCGAGATCGATCTGCTGATTATCGACGAGGCTTATGACATTGACCCCGAGGAGGAGGCGAACCTCACCGGGGCGCAGTCGGCGGCGAAAAACCCGCAGACGATCTACATTTCGACGGCGCCGGTCGCGGCGGTGCACCCGAAATGCCACACTCTCGCCGGTCTGCACCGCCTCGGGCACCGGCGAGCACCAGACCTGTACTACGCGCTTTATGCGGCGCCGAGGGACATGCCGCGCGACGATCCCGAGACCTGGGCGCTGGCACAGCCCTCGTACGGCGTGGCGACCAATGAGCGCGAGATTCGCAGCAAGCAGCAGAAGGCGAAAACAGCCGAGCAGCGGGCGATTTTCGATGCGGACTACCTCGGCTGGGGCGACTATCCGCCCGATGAGGACGAGATTGGCTCGCCATTCGAGGCGGTGTGGGAATCGTTGGCTAAACACGACGTCGAGCTCGTCGGCGCGCGCGCGATCGCGGTTCACCGCTCGCGTAACCGCCAGCGCTGGGCGATCTGCGCGGCGCAGTACGGCTCGGATTTCCGCGAGCACATCGAGGTCGGGCCGTTGCGCAGCGGTTCGCACACCGAGATTGCCCGCTACCTGATTTCCAAGGTCACACAGTGGAATCCGGTGGCGCTGGTGATCGACCGTAAGAACGGCGCGGCGGTGCTTGAGGATCTGCTGCTGGCTGCTGGTATCGAACCGACGATGACGGGCACGCCTGAGATGGCGCACGCCTGTAGCGGTTTCCTCGACGCGGCGCTCGACGGCACGCTGACGCACAGCGATCAAGCGATTCTGAACGATGCGGTGCTGTCGGCGACCATGCGCGAGCTGCCAGGCGGCGACTTCGCCTGGCTCGAAGACGACAACGGCGTAGCGATCCCGCTCGTCGGCGCCTCGCTGGCGCATTGGGCGCTGCGCAAGTACGGGCAGAAACCCAAGGGCAAGACCGTTTCGCCGCGCACCGGCGCCAAGCGCGCCAAGCGCACCACTACAGACCAGTTTGACGCGATGACTGCCGCGTTCTGACACGAGAGGAGCGACGATGGCACCGAAGACCGCCGCGCCTCGCACCGAGCGCGGATATGTGAACCCGCTCGCCGGATATGGCTCGTTCGTGGCGCAGGGGCTCGACCAGTTCGAGCAGGTCGACGAGCTACGTTGGCCGAACTCGGTCTACACCTACACGCGCATGTGCCGCGAGGAGGCGCGCATCGCGTCGGTGCTGCGGGCGATCGGGCTGCCGATTCGCCGGACCGACTGGCGGATCCGCCCGAACGGCGCGCAGCCCGAGGTCGTCGAGCACGTCGCCGCCTGCCTCGGTCTGCCGGTCGAGGGCGAGGACGCCGATCAGCCGACTCCGCGCACGCGAGGGCGGTTCTCGTGGGATCAACACCTGCGCCTGGCGCTCAAGTCGCTGCAATTCGGGCACGCCGTGTTCGAGCAGACCTACTTTTACGAGGGCGGGCGGTTCTGGCTGAAACGGCTTGCGCCGCGCCCTCAGTCGTCGATCGCCTACTGGAACGTCGACCGCGACGGCGGGCTGATCTCGGTGCAGCAGTGGCCCGCTGGCACGTTCGGCGGTCCGGGCATGGTGGTGATGGCGCCCAACAGCATGGGTCCGGCGATCCCCGTCGACCGGCTCGTGGTCTACACGCACGACATGGATCCCGGTGTGTGGACTGGGAATAGCCTGCTGCGCCCCGCCTATAAGAACTGGAAGCTCAAAGACGAGCTGATTCGCATCGAGGCTGCCGCGATCCGGCGCCACGGTATCGGCGTGCCCTACCTCAAGGGCAACGAGTCTGATTCCGAGGACGACGAGCGCATGGACGAGCTGCTCGCGATCGCCTCGAACTACTCGGGCGGCGAGTCTGCCGGTCTGGCGCTGACCGCTGGCGAGGAGGCGGGCATCCTGTCGCCCAACGGAACACCGCTCGACCCTCGGCGCGCGATCGAGTACCACGATCACCAGATGGCGCTTGTCGCGCTGGCGCACTTCTTGAACCTCGACGGCAAGGGCGGCAGCTACGCGCTCGCCAGCGTGCAGGCTGACACGTTCGTGCAGTCGGTGCAGACCGTCGCCGACGAGATCCGCGACGTCGCGCAGGCGCACGTCGTCGAGGACATTGTGGACGTCAACTGGGGCGAGGACGAACCCGCGCCGCTGCTGGTGTTCGACGAGATCGGTTCGCGCCAGGACGCGACCGCCGCCGCGTTGCAGATGCTCGTCAACGCCGGGTTGCTCACCCCGGATCCGCGCCTCGAGGCGTTCCTGCGCGACGCCGCTGGGCTGCCGGGGCGCGATCCCGACGCCGACGACGAGGGCGACGACGAGAACACCGCAGAAACCGGGCAGGACGAGCCCGAGGCGGACGAACCGGCACTGCCGAATACCTCGGGCGCCAGCTCGACGACGAACGCGCCACAAGCCCGCAAGCGCCCGCGAGGCCGCAGCCCCCGCGATCGGCGCAAGACACCGGATGGAGCGATACCGCTATGGGACTGATCGACGCTGTGAACGCCGCTGCGGCGAACGCTGATTACGCACTGGCCGAGGCTGTGCGCAAGCGCCTCCAAGACGCAGGAACCCGGCACGCGCGCGCCGAGGGCGACAAGCCCGCCGAGCCGTGGTACCGGATCCAGAACAAGGCCGACGACGACACCGTGGCGCAGGTCGATATCTACGACGAAATCGACTGGTACTGGGGCGTCGACGCGCGATCGTTCCGCAACGAGCTCAAGGCGCTGCCCGACTCGGTGGAAACGATCGAGCTGCACATCAACTCGCCCGGTGGCGACGTTTACGAGGCGATCGCGATCATGAACTCGCTGCGCCAGCACAAGGCGCGCGTGGTGACCACGGTCGACGGCTACGCCGCCAGCTCGGCGGGGTTCATCGCCGTCGGCGCCAGCGACGAGCTGATCGTCGCCGAGAACGCCGAGATCATGGCGCATCTGCCTTGGGCGGTCATGGTCGGCGACGTCAACGACATGCGCAAGATGGCCGACGACCTCGAACGGATCGGGCGCAACATCGCCTCGATTTTCGCCGCCCGCGCCGGTGGCTCGGTCGACGAGTGGATCGACGTGCTGACCGCCGAAACGTGGTGGTCGGCGCAGGAGGCCGTCGACGCCGGTATCGCCGACAAGGTGCTCGCCGCGCCCAAGCGCGACGCAAAGAACGCCGCGCGCAACCGATTCGACCTGTCGGTGTTCAACCATGCTGGGCGCTCGCAGGCGCCAGCGCCGCGAATCCCGCAGGCGCACAACCAGACCCCTCAGCCAGTCGAGGCCGAGGCAAGTGAAAGAGAGGAGCCCACTGTGGGAACCCTGAGTGAGAGCGCGTTGCAGAAGCTCGGTCTCGACGCCGATGCCGACGACAACGCGATCGAGGCGGCGGTCGCTGCCCTCGCCGAGAAGGCAGAGCAGGCGGGCAGCGGCTCGGCGCCCGAACCGTCGATCGAGGAGGCGACCCAGATTGCCGCCAAGTTCGGCATGACGGTCGTCAACCGCGACGCCTACGACAAGATGGCTCGGACCGTGGCCGATCTGTCGGCGGCGCGCGAAAAGCAGATCGCCGACGAGAACGAGGCCGCGATTCAGGCCGCGCTCGCCGACGGGCGCATCGGCGCCGAGGCTGCCGACACCTGGCGCGGCGAGATCGCGAAGAACCGCGAAAGCACCCTCGCGCTGCTGAACACGTTGCCGCGCAACGCTGCCGTACCGGTCGACGAGATCGGGCACGGCGTCACGCGCGACGAAACCCCTGCCGACGCGGAGAAGTCCAGCGTGTTCGCGCTGATCACTGGCCGCACGATCGAAGGAGCCTGACATGGCCGAGTACGCACCGCACTACTTTCCCGCCGACAAGCTCGGTCTGACCACCTCGGCGACCGTGACCGCTGGGCAGGTCGTCCGGGTTTCCGGAAACAAGACCGTCGCCCCGGTGTCCGCCGCCGCGAGCGGAGTGCTCGGCGTGGCCGCGCATGACGCCGCCAGCGGCGCGCCCGTGGTGGTCTACACCGAGGGCGTTCACGAGGTCGCCGCAACCGGTGCCATCACTGCCGGTTCTGCGGTCGTCGGCGCCACCGGTGGCAGCGTCGCCGCGTTCGACGCCGAGGATCACACCGCCGACCAGATCGTCGGCGTCGCCCTGGCCGCAGCCGCCTCCGACAAGGTTCTCATCAAGCTGCCCTGACGCAGCGGGACCACAACCAAGAAAGTAGGTAAACATCATGGGTGTTCAGTTCCCGCCCGGGGCACCGAGCTTGTCGGGCGACGTTCTCAGCATCAACCGGTTTCTCAAGGACACGCCTTGGGTGCTGCGCGCGCTGCGCACCATCGCCGATGAGCAGCTCGTCGGCGACAAGCTGCTGACCGCCAACATCGATACCGAGTCGGGTTCGATCGGCTACGAGCAGAACGAGTCGATCTACGCCGACCGCCCGCCGCAGCCGGTCACCCCGGGCGGCGAGTACCCGGTGACGCCGATCAGCACCGGTCCCGCATCGACCGCGAACACGGTCAACTGGGGCAACGACGCACTCATCACCGATGTGTCGATCAGCCGCCAGAAGTACGACGTGGTGGGCCGCGCGTTCCGCAAGCTGATGAACAGCCACATCATGGCTGTTGACACCGTGGCACTGTCGGCGGTCGCGTCGTCGGTCACCCAGAACACCGACGCGATCGCCTCGTGGAAGGCGACGAGCGGTGTCAAGATCCTGCGGGATCTGATGCGCGCGGCAACCCAGCTGACCAAGCTCAAGCAGGGCTACCGCCCGAACGCGGTGTTCGTCGAGCCCGACGTGTTCGCCAACGTCGTCTCCGACGACGAGCTCATGAAGCTGCTGCCGCGCGAGTACCCCGGTGTCGAGTCGACCCCAGTCAACGCGGGTCTCAGCTCGGCGTACATGCGCCAGATCGGCGGGTTTACGTTCATCACGAGCCCGAACGCCCCGACGATCGGCAAGGCGCTGCTGTGCGATACCACGGTGCTGGGCGGGTTCGCGAACGAGACCGTGCCCGCGCCCGGTTACGTCTCCGCCGAAAATGGCTTGCAGGCCAAGACCATGCGCGAAGACCAGACCGACGGCTGGCGGATCCGCTGCCGCCGCATCACCGTGCCCGTGATTCTCGAACCCGGCGCCGGTTGGTGGATCAACGGGGTGAACGCCTGATGCGTTACCGCGTTGTCGCCCCCCTGGTCTGCGCACTCGACCAGGGCGGGCGCACCCATCACCGCTACTACGGCGAGGTCATCGAGTGGCTGCCCGCCCACCAGGCGAAGCACCTGCTCGAGCTCGGCATGGTCGAAAAGCTCGACGCCGCACCGGCGCCCGAGCCCGAGGTCGATGCCGACGACCTCGACGAGGCCGACGTCGAGCCGCAGCCACGCGCCGAGGGCGGCGCACCGCTGCGGGCCGCGCCTAAAGCCGAGTGGGTCGAATACGCCGTTTCCAAGGGCGTCGACCGCGACGAGGCCGAGGCGCTGAACAAGGCCGAACTGGTCGAGCTCTACGGGTGACCCGTGGCCGATTTCCTGACGGCGGAGACCCTCGCCGACTGGGCGAAACAGCCCGCGTGGGCTGATAGCGACCTGGCGAGGGCTCTGCTGACAGTCGTCTCGGACTGGATCCGAGACCACAAACCCGGGCTCGCCGACGACGATCCGGCTGCGCAGATCGTCGTGTTCGAGGTAACCCGCGACGCGCTGCTCGCTGGCGACCTCGGACCGTACTCGTCGGTCACCAAGACCACGAGCCACAGCTCGCGGCAGGTCACGATCGACCGCGCCGTGGTCGACATGTTCATCACCCCTCGGCACCGGCGAATGCTCGGTCTCGGCAGCATGGCGGCGCCGCGCGGGCACTTCCCGAAGAACGACTACTGATGTTGTTCTACGACAACCCCGGCACCATGACGCTGACGATCCGGCGCCGGAACGCGCCGGTTAAGGACGCGAACGGCGTCAGTGTGCCGCAGGCCGACACGCTGATCACCAAGACCGGCTGCCACGCCGAATCGCAGCGCCCCGCCGAGACCGAAACCCAGATCACGGTTGACACCGAGATCATGTGGTTTTTCCTGCCGGTCGACAACGACACTCGCGCGATCACCACACGCGACGCGATCGAGTTCGACGGTCGCAAGTTCGAGCTGCGCGGGCCGCGCGTCATCGAACGCGACGTCGACGGCGCCGAGGTTCAGGTGTGGTGCGTCGGCGAGTGGAATATCCAGTAAGGAGACCAATTCCCATGAGCAGCTACACCATTGCCGCCGAGCTCGTCGTGCTCCGCGACGGCGCTGCTGTGCACTACACCCGCGCCGAGATCGGCAGCACGATCGAGCTGACCGACGACGAGGCCGCGCCGCTGCTCGCCGAGGGCAAGCTGCTGCCGCTGGCGACGGTCACCGTCGGCGACGTCGATGTGCAGGGCAAGATCGCCTCGCGCCCCGACGACGCCGAGCCCGGTGTGCAGCTCGACGCCGAGGGCGTATCGGATCCGCTGCCCGAGCCCGCGCCCGAGCCGCAGCCCCGGCGCGGACGGCGCCGCAGCGGGGGCACCGACGAGGGCTGATGCTTAGCCCCGAGCTCGCCGCCGCCTACGAGCAGCTCGAGGCGGCTGTCGATGCGCTGGTGACCGCTCGCCGCGCATTCGACCCCGGCGTCATGTTGAGCGGATACACGCTCATCGTGTCGGGCATCGGGTTCGACGACGACCCCGAACCCGGCGCAGACGAGCAAGAGTCGGTGTCGTCGGTGTGCGTGTTCGTCAAACGCGGGCAGTCGCCGTTGATGACGCGGGGCATGGTCGAAACGTTCATCGACCGACTGAGGTCCGCCTGATGGCGCGCCGCCGCAGTCGCACCCGGGTTTCCTCGCGGCGCGATATCGAGCGTGAGCTACGCGAGAAGATCAGTCGCGACGCAACGCTCGACGCCGAGAATGAGGCGCTCACAAAGGAAATCAAGGGGTTCATCCAGTCGAACACCCCGATTGACGAGGGCGATGCGGTCGCCTCGGTCAAGATCCGCAAGGTCAAGAAGCCGCGAAACGGGTTGCCCGCCCGCACGATCTACTCGGACGACTGGAAATTCCACATGATCGAGCACGGCACGATGGCGGATCCGCCCGACTCGCAGTCACCGTTCGGGCCGGACACCCCGACCCCAGCGTTCGCGCCGTTCGGCAAGGCCAAAGCAAGGTACGGAGACAGGCTGTGATCGAGCTACTCGACCGCGAGGCGCCGCCCGACATTCGGTTTCTGCGCGCCTGGCTGCTGCCAGTGGGCGGCGGTGTCGGCGCCAAGCGTGAGACAGGTGATCCGTTCCCGTTCACGCTGATTCAGAAGATCGACGGCTGGGAGAACTCACACACGCAGTACGGGTTCTATCAGTTCGACCACCTGACGGTCGCCGCCGACAGCAAGTCGGCGTATACCGCGTGCGAGGACTACGCGCGAACGATCAAGCGCCGCATGTTGTATCTGCGCGATCGTCCGTGGACCGAGGTAACCGTGCCCGGTTGGGGCGTCGCAACCGCCGACGTTGTGCGGTGCACCGCCTCGCCGCGCCACGACCCCTACAACAACACCGACGTCGAGCGGTTCATCGCCCGCTATTCGGTGCACTTGCGACTCGTCTCGGTCGCGTCCTGATTCTGGCCGCAGCCCCGTTCGGCTGCGGGATCACACCAATTCAGTTCAGCCGGATTGCGTTCCGGTCCCTCACCATCGAAAGGAGCGTCGCCAATGACGCAGCCAAACACCGGCGATGTGTGGTCGAACCTATTCGGCTACAACACCGGAAACCTCCGCAAGGCGCTTTACGGTTCGATCCTGATGCGCGATCACGACGGGGTGAACACCTCGCTCGCGTTCGTCGAGGAAGACGGCGTGTGGCAGTCCGGGTTCACCCCGCTCAGCGCCGACGGCAAGTTCCGCAAGGATCTCAAGAAGGAACTGGGCGGCACGTGGTACGACCTCGGCGCCGGTACCTCGGACGGTCCCTCGTTCTCGAACACGGTCAACGTGCAGAAGGACCACATCTGGCAGACCCGTACGGTCGTGCGCTCGGATATCACCTCCGAGGAGGGCACGATTCAGTTCGGTCTCGCCGAGCAGTCGCCGCTGACCGACACGCTCGAGTTCGACCTGCCGCTGAGTTCGACACCGGCGCAGGGCATTCCGAACTACGCCCGCAAGAAGCCGCGCGAGATGGAGGGTCGCCTGCGGCAGATCCTCGCGATCGGCGTCGACAAGGGCGACAACGTGTTCGTCGACGTGTTCCCCGCGATCTCGTTCGAGGACATCGACGACCGCCAGTGGTCGCCCGAGGATCTCATCGCGACCGTGCTTACCTGGGGCATTTCGATCGACCCGCACTCGGGCTACTCGCACGCCCGGTTCCGTGCCGGTAGCGGCTGGGTGAACAACCCCGGCGTTCCGGTGTTCTCCGACGCCCCGGTCGCGACCGCGCAGTCGGGCGGCGCCGTCAAGCTGGAGTTCACCCAGCCGACCGGTCCCGCAACGCCGTTCACCTACGCCGCGACCAAGACCCTCGAGGACACCGGCGAGGTCACCTCGCTCACGCTGTCGGGCCCGCCCTCGGTGTCGGGCGGCAAGGTCACCCTCAACGGTTCCGGGCTGACCGCCGACGAGGACTACACGTTCCAGATCCACGCGAACAACAGCGCTGGCGGAATGTCGATCTCGGCGCCGTCGAACGTGATCACCGCGCTCGGCACGTAACCGCAGACCCTCGCTGGGGCGCCTCCAATGGTGTGGTCGGGCGCCCCAGCGAGCCACACCCGCAAGACCACACCGCCCCTTGTGAGATCACACCACCGAGTAAAGGACCGCACCAATGACAGACCACACCAACCCCGCCGACGTCGAGGTTCCGCGCAGCGCCGACGTCGAGACCGCCAAGGAACAAGCCGCCGACTACTTCGGGTTCATCGCGTCCGAGTACATCAGCGTCACGATGCCCGACGGCACGGTCGAGCGGTTCGAGGTTCCGAACCCGTCGCTACTCGACGACGAGCAGCAAGAGCGTTGGAATGAGCTGCAATTCGAGATCCAGCAGTGCGACCGGCTGCCCGATATCGAGATCCCGGCGCACAAGCTGCGCAGCAAGACGACCTACGTCAACGGCGAGGAGATCCGCGTTGGCGCCGACGGCGAGATCGTCGGCGGCGAGGTGCGCGTCGAGGAATCCGAGACCTACATTCCGGCGCGCACGGTGCGCGGGCAGCTCATCGAACCGTTTCAGAAGACCCAACCCGACGGCACGGTCAAACTCATGTCGCCCGGTTACCACGCCCGCTGTGCGATCGCGCTGTGGGGCGAGGACGGTTACCAGCGATTCAAAGCAGGCAAGGGCAATTCGCGCCTGATCTCGCTCATCTGGCAGCGCATGGCCGAGGAGGGCAAGAAGCGCGCCGCCGCCGATCCCAAAAGTTGATATCGCGATCGACCTAATCAAGCTGTACCCCAAGCAGATCGAGACCGCGCTGCCATCCGCCTACCCCGGGCGCCACATTCGCGAGTGGCACCAAGGGCGGATGAGCAGCCGCGAGCTCATCACCCTGCTCGAGGGGCTGCCCCCTGATTCGTGGTTCAAGTCCGCGCTGCTGGCCGACCTCAAGGTGATGCGCAATAAGGCGGATCGCAACGCCCTCGAGGCGGTCCGCGCGCAGACCGACGGGCTGCTGACCGGCACGGTCGACGTCGGTCCGCTCGAACTGACCATCGACGAAAAACGCAAGCCGTCAAAGGAATAGAGGTGATCGACGCATGGTGCAGATGACCGTCGCGACCGAGCTCGACGACGCCTCGCTACGCCGGACGGCGAACGATATTCAGCGTCAGTTCGATCGGATCGGGCAGGACGTGGGCGGCGACTTCATGTCGGCGTTCGCGTCCGGCGCCCGCACGAACTCAGCCAAGGTCGAGAAGGCGTTCGACTCGGCGCGTGACGCGACGGGCAAGCTGCGCGCCGAGCAGGCCAAGCTCGACGATCTCATGGCGCGCGGCGACACCCCGCGCGCGAAGCTGATTCAGCAGGCCGAGCGGGCAGCCAAGGCGCGCCGCGATGAGGAGCGCGCGATCCGCCAGGCCGCAAGCGCCTATGAGGAATACACGCAGCAGGGTTTGCGCGGCGCGATCTCGAACGCGGGGCAGTCCGGGCAAGAGATGGCGAACGAGTTCGTCGGCGGGTTCGCGGGCTCGTCGGCGCTGCTGCGGCTCGGATCCGCAGCCGGTCCGATCGGGATCGCGCTCGCCGGTGTCGGTCTGCTCGGCGTCGCAGCCGGTAGGAAACTCGCCGAGGGCATCGCCGACGGGCTCGACTCGATCGCGCTACGTGACCAGTTTCAGGCCCGCCTCGGCATCGACGATGCGTCAATGTCGCAGTACGCCTCGGCGGCTGGGCGCGCGTACGCGAGCAACTTCGGCGCCAGCGTGCAAGACAACCTCGCGGCGGCGACGGCGGCGACCCGCGCCGGACTGATCGACCCGAACGCGACCGACGCCGAGATTCAGACGGTCATCCAGAAGTTGCAAGGTCTGAGTGCGACCACCGACGCGACGACCGAGCAGCTGTCGCGGTCGATTACGACGCTGCTGCGGACCGGGCTGGCGCAGAACGTCTCCGACGCCGCCGACATCATCACGGCGGGTTTTCAGTCCGGTCTCGACGTCTCGGGCGACTGGCTCGACACCATCGACGAGTACAGCACTCAGTTCCGCAAGTTCGGTCTTGACGCCGACGAGGTGCTGACGCTGCTCAAACAGGGTTTCGAGGGCGGCGCCCGCGACACCGACAAGGTTGCGGACTCGCTGAAAGAGTTCAGCATTCGCGCCGTCGACGGATCCAAGTCGACGCAGGAGGGGTTCGAGGCGCTCGGGTTCAGCGCCGAGGATATGGCGAACCGGTTTGCCCAAGGCGGCGACGCGGCGAAGATCGCGCTGGCGGCGGTGCTCGACCGGATCCGCGAGATTCACGACCCGTTGCAGCAGGCGCTCATCTGGCAACGGCTGTTCGGTACCCAGTTCGAGGATATGGGCGACGCGATCAACCACCTCGATCTCGACCCGGCTAAGAACGAGTTTGTCGACTTGCAGGGCACCTCGGACCGTGCGACCAAGACGGCGACGGACAACTTCAAGTCGGACTGGGAGGAGGCGACCCGCACCGTCGGGCAGTTCTTCTCGGACCTGAAAACCGATATCGCCGAGTGGTTCTCGGATCTGCCGGTCATCCGCGACATTCCGCGATTCATCACCGATGTGTTCTCGCCGAACAACGGCTACATGCCGGATCCGCAGAACACGGCGCCGGTCAACGATCCGAACGCGACGGGCAACATGCTGTTGCCGCCCGGGTTCCGCGCCGACGCCCCGGCGCCCGGGCAGCCCGGGCAGCCCCCGTCGAACGATGTGCCCAAGCGCCCGAATGACCCGCTGCTGGGCGCGCTGTGGGACGCACAGTTCGGCAACGCGGCGCCGAACCCGAACGCCGACGCGCCGGTCGCGGGCGACCCGAAGCCGATCGACCCGACACCCGACGGCGGCAGCGGCGGCAGCGACAAGCCCTCGTTTGACCCGTCGCAGTGGTCGCTCGACTCGATCCCGCTCGGCAGCTTTCCGGGCGAGGAAGGCGTCACCGCTGGGGCGCCGCTCGTGCCCGGTTCGCTCGTCGGCTCCAACATGCCGACCGGTCCGGGCTACTACGAGGTCGACCCGCAGAAGGTGTTCGACGCCGAGACCTCGCGCCTCAACGCGCAGACCAGCTTGCAGAACGCGCGCTACCGCTACCTCGAGGTCATGGCGGACGCCGACGCGACCGAGCAGGACAAGTACAACGCGCGCGCCGCGCTGATCTCGCAAGGCCGCGCCTTGCAGTCCGCCGAGATGCGGCTGCTCGAGGCGCAGCAGGGCACGTGGAAAAAGATGGAGGGCGCCGCAAAAGAGTTCGCAACGGGCATGGATGCGCTCGGCGCCGCGATCGACGACGATTTCGGTCTGGGCGAGGGGCTGTCGGGGTTCGTCGAGAACCTGATCAAGACCGTCGGCAACCTCGCCGCCGCGCCGATGCTCGCGCAGCTCAACGCGATCAGCCAGGCGAGCCCGATCCAAGGCGGGCACGGGCTGTTCGGCATGTTCGGCGCGCAGAACATCGCCGCTGGCAAGTCGCCGCTGGGGTTCGGCACGTCGAGCTACGCCTACGGCGCATCGGCGCTCGGTCCGGCTGCCATGCGCCCGGGCGGCGGGCCGCTGACGATCAGCCAGATCGACCAGATCGCCGCGCAATTCGGGCTCACCAAGTCGTCGGGCGATCGCCCGGGCGACGACGGCTACCACGGGCAGGGGCTCGCGGGCGACTACTCCGGTAGCCCGCAGGCGATGCGCGCGTTCGCCGACTACATGGCGAGCTACTACGGCGGCAGCCTGCTCGAACTGATCCACGATTCGCCCGGGTTCACCTCGAACATCAAAAACGGCAAGGGCGTCGGCAAGTTCGGCGACTTCTACACGCTCGGGCAGGCGGGCCGACACGACGATCACGTGCACATCGCCGCCGACGGGCGGCTGTCCGGTGGCTCGGGCAGCGGGCCGGTGCCAGTGAACGTCGTCAACGGCAGCACGTTGTTGAGCGGGTTCAACTGGGATGCGGTCGCCGCCAAGGAATCGGGCGGCGACTGGCGCAACGCCGACACCGGGCGCAACGGGCACTATGGCGGGCTCCAGTTCTCGCCGTCAACGTGGAATGCGTACGGCGGGCAGGAGTTCGCGCCGATGCCGCACCTCGCTACGCGCGAGCAGCAGATGGCGGTCGCTGACCGCACGGCGTTCTACGGCTACAACGGCACACCGCCGCAGGGGCTCGGCGCGTGGGAGGTCATCACCAACGGCTCGACCGCCCCGGCTGGCATCACGGTCAACTCGCGCCCGCCCGCGTTCGGCGGCGGCGGCGGGTTCGGCGGCGGCGGCGCACTGCCGTTCATGGGCGCAGGCGCCCCGCAGGCCGCGCCGTTCGCCTCGGGCTCGGTCATCGCGGGGCAGCAGCCCACCGGCGCGCCCGGGGCGCAGGGCGGCGGTGTCAGCGGTGTTACTGGCGGGCTCACCGGCGCCGCGCTGTCGGCGGGCGCTGCCGGTCTCGACATGCTCGCCCCGGGCGCGGGGCAGGCCGCGCAGACCGGTATCCAGTTGGCGAACCGCTCGATCGGCTACCTCGCGCAGCTCGGCGGCATCGCGGCGAGCGGTGTGCTCGAAACGCTGAGCTTCGGCGGCAGCAACCCGAACGCCGACCCGTTCAAGACGTTGCCCGGTCGCGTGCTCGCCGGTATCGCCGGGGCGCGTCCGGCACTGCCGAACGGCGCGGGGCAGGGGCAGCAGCAGGCGCAGCAACAGGCCAACGCGAACGATCCCAACCAACACAACCCCGGTGGCCCGCCCGGGCCGCTGGTCAACATCGAGGCGGTGCACCAGGCGCCGAACCAAACGCCCGATGCTGTGGCGAACTCGGTTGCGAATCAGTTCAAGTCGGCAGAGATCAGCCAGGGATTCAGGGGACGATGACACAGGACAAGCAGACGTTTCCGCCCGGACCGGCGACGCTGCTCGGGCAGGAGTTGATGCTCGAGCACACCGACCCGCTCATCATGTTGACGACCGCCGACCGCAAGGTGACGTTCTACCTGTCGGGCGGGCTGGCCGCGTGGCCGCGACACCAAGACGGCGTAAACCTCGTCGAGATCACCACGCCGACACCAGAGTTCCGCAATCTGCGGGCGCAGGGCGCGCGGCAGGACGGCGGGCAGACCCGCGACACCGTTTACGACCCGATGCAGATCGACGCGGTGCTGCTCGCGTCGGCGACCACGCCCGAGGGTCTGTCGCGTGTGGTTTCCGAGTGGATCGCCGCCAACGATCCCGAGCAGCTATGCCGCCTCGAATGGTTCACGTTCGAGGGCGGGCTGTGGTGGTGCGACGTCCGGCTCGAAAAACGATTCATCGACCGGCTCCAGCAGTCGCCGCGGCGCGTGAAAAAGCAAGTGCTGTCAACGGTTTGGATGAACGACCTCGCGTTCTGGCAGTCGGTCGACTCGACGTGCACCTGGGCGTTCTCATATCAGACCATGCTCGATACGTTCAAGTACGACACCAGCGCGAGCAAGGATCTCGGCGAGAACTGGCCGCAATACCGCTACGACGGCGAGGGCGGCGGCTACTGGTACGCCAACGGCGATCGCGCGGTGTGGCGCGACGACCCCGAGGATCCGCTGCTGACCGATGGCGTCAGCGTGTTGTGCGGGCCGTACAAGGATTTCGAGACCGCGACCGACTACCAAGTGATCGACTTCGTGATCGGTTCGTTTCAAGAGATCACGTTTCCCGACGGCGCCGAAAACCACGCCTGGGGGCGGCTCAACCGCGACGAGGACGGCGAGTGGGCGGGCGACGGGATCCGCGCCAGCGTCGGGCCGACGAGCGCGGTGCTGCACCGGTTCAACGATTTCGAGAAAACCCGGATCGGGCTGCCGGTGCCGTTATTCCCGCCGCCGTTCATCGGCGAGAAGTTCCGGCTGATCATTGGCTACCAGGGCAACCCGCGCAAGTACCGGCTGCTGCGGGCGCTGACCGACCGCTCGGCGGGCGTGCCGGTGCTCACCGTCACCGAGCAGGGCACCGGCTCGGCGATCGGGCCGGATCATCGCGGCATCGGGTTCGGCGGGCGCGCGGGCGCCGCGCTGCTCACGCAGGCGACCCCGGCGTCGGTGCGCAAGGTCGCAGCGGGCGACAACCGCACCGAAACGCAAGAGGGTTTCCTGACGCTGACCAACATCGGTGAGCGCGACGGCTGGCCGCAGATCGTGTTCGAGGGTCCGGGGCTGCTGGAGATAGCGAACGGTCCGGGCTCAACGGACATGATCAAGTTCGGGCCGCTGGAGGACGGGCAGCGCGTGCTCATCTCGACGCACCCGCGCTACCGGGCGATCGTCGACCTCACGCAGGGGCAAGTCGGGCAGCAGCTCGACGGCGGGCAAAAGCTCATCGACACGATCGTAAAGCTGTTGAGCCTCGGGCAGGTGCCCCCGGCGTTGCAGTGGTTCGAGAGTGTGTTCGGCATCAAACCGCCGCAAGGCCCGCTGTATTCGCTGCTCGACGGGCGGTTCACCCGCCCGATTCCGGGCGTGCGGCAGCCGCGTGACGCGACGACCTCACGCATCGCGATCCGTGTTCGCGACGGCAACGCGAACACGAAGGTGACCGCCTCGGTTACGCCGATGCGGCGTTGGCCCGAGGCGGTGCATGACTAGTGCCGCGCGTCGAGAACATCGGCGATTACCTCGACCTCGCCGAGATTCAACGAAAGCTGCTGTCGCACAACCCGCACGAGGTGATGGACGCGGCGCGCCAGGTCGCCGAGGTCGACGCGACGCCGAGCGGCGAGGTGACGTGCACGGTCCGCACCAACACCTACAAGCTCGCGGGCGAGGCGTCGAACCGCAAGAGCTTGCAGGTGTCGTGGCCTCGGCTGGCGGTTCCGACGGGCAAGCTCGTGCTCGACGGCGACGACACGCTCGCCGACGTCGTGCTGAACTGTCACGAGACGGTCGTGCCGGTCGTCGTCGACTGCGGGCCGCTGCGCTGGTCTGGGCGCGTCGACGTCGCGCACGACAAGTTCGGCGACCCGAACGAGCCCGACACCATCGAGTGCGAGCTGATTCACGACAAGGTGTGGCTGACGCGCGTGGTCGCGTTCCCGTGGTGGTTCATGCCGTTGCAGTGGCAAGGCCCGCCGACGCGCGGTGTCGCGTTCGGTAACGCGATCTCGGTCATCAAGTACCTGTTCACGAGCCAGTTCATGCGGATTCAACTCGGGCTGTGGGAACTGGTCAACAACCTGTTGTCGCTAAACCTCGACTGGCGCAGCTATTTCAGCACGTTGCTGATGCAGAACCCGGGCGAGGAGCTCGAGCTGCGCGACATTGTGCAGATGGCGACGACGCCGGTCTACGTCGTGCCGAGCGCGGGCTGGAATGACACTTCGCCGTTTATCTCGCTGAACTGGCGCATGGATGAGCTGCTGCAGCTGGTGACCAAGACCTGCGAGGATAACGGGCTCACGATCGAGGTCTATCTGTGGGAACCCGGTATGCCGCAACCGGATCCGTTCGCCGAGGCGACCAACCTGCTGCGCGTTCCGACGGTCGTCGTCGACGTCAAAGACCGTATGCAGGTCACCGGTATCACGGGCACCGCGTTCGACGGTTTGCAGCGCACGTTCGTCGACCTGCTCGGCTCGATGTTCGGCGAGGCGCTGAAACCGTTCCTCGACCCGAACAACGAAGCCGCCTACGCGCCCGACGGGGTGAACATCGCCCCGGCGCTCGGCGTGCACGCGATCAAGCCGTGGTGTGTGTTCAACGCCGACCACAAGCGATCCGGTGTGAGGGGCGTTGTGTCGCACCATCATCCGATCGCGTGGCGCACGCTCACGGGCGGCAAGAGTCCCGCGTGGCTGAACTCGCTCGTCGACTCGACCCTCGCCTGGCTGATCGACATGATCACGATCGTTCTCGGCGTCACCGGCGTTCCGGGCACGATCCTCGACGGCGCGTTTCACGACATTGCGTTCGCGTTCCAGCAGACCGACAACGTTGATCGGCGGCTCAAGCTCGGTCCGTACGGTCTGCCCGAGGTGTTCATCCCTACCGGTTCGGGCAGCTACACGCTCGAGGCGTTCTTTCAGCAGAAGTCCGCGCAGTACGACACCCGGGGCTATGTGTCCGGGCAGCTCGTCGTCGACAACTGTTTTCCGTACGAGCTCGGGCGCGACACGTTCCCGGGCGCGCTGGCGACGTTCATCCGGCGCGGTCGCGTCGTGACCGACTTCATCGAGAACGCAACGCTTATCGAAACGCGGGGCGAGCCGACGCAGGTGCAATTCCAGATCGGCGACGGCAAGGCCGAGGAGGCGCCCGCCGCCAAGTTGCAACGCCGGTTCGGTGACCTTCAGGCGGGCGTAAATATCGCGCTCATGGCGTCATAACCACTGAGAGACAAGGTGACTCATGGCAATCATTGTTGACGAGGACAAGGGCACTATCAGTTTCACCGAGTGCACCGTGACGTTCCCGTACGGGTTCAGTGTGTCCTCGGGCGTCGGAACGATCGTGATTACCCCGGCTGGGGGCGTCGCCTCGTTCCCGCTGGCGATCCAAGGCGCAAGTGGTCTGCCGCCGAATATCACGATGGCGTTTCACGTCATCGGACCCGACGACCCGCTGCCGGATCCGAACCCCGAAATGACGGTCATCGACGAGGGCGGACCGGGCGAGGCCGCGCACTACCACTACGACTGCTATGTGCAGAAGGGCGACAAGGGCGACGCCGCATCGTTCAATTTCCTCGACGCCGACGACCTCGAAGACGGCGAGGATCTCGCCGAGGGCGACGTTGGCACCAACGGCTATGTGCTGTCCTACGCCTACGAGGGCACCGGCACGCCCGGAATCCGGTTCATCCCGCAGAAAACCGGCGACATTCGAGGCCCGTCGGCGATCGCGGCGACCGCGTGGTCGAACACCGCGATCCGGCTGCTGTGTGCGGTCACGCTGGAGGCGAAGCCGTTCCCGCGCAAGGTGTTGCCGACGGGCAGCGTCGTCGTCACCGGTTCGGCAGATACCCGTGTTGATCTCGTGGCCTACCTCGGCGACCCCGACGACGGCGGTGTCGAGATCGGGCGTGCGTTCGGGCAGGCGGGCGCCGCGCCGCCGCCGCTGGTGATGGCTGGTGGTCCGCCCGCGACCACGGCGGGCGGCAACGCGAACTATGCGATCGTGCCCGCTGGGCAGTCGGCGACGGTCTATTTCCGCGCCGAGCAGAAGGCGTCGTCGTCGAACAACTGGGCAACCGCAGGCGCACCGGACGGCGCCCGCGCCGGTGTCGTGGTGGTCGCGGTCTAAATGCCCGATCTGCCAGAGATCCCGGGGTTCAATCTCCCCGCGACGTCGTGGCCCGGTAGCGGCTTTAAAGGCGGCATCACCCCGGGCGAGTGGACGCAGGAGCGCGTCGACGCCTACCGCCAGCAGATCATCGAGCTCATTCTGCGGCAGGTCGTGCTCGCGCTGCGCAACACACTCAACCCGGGCAAGGCGTTCGATCAGCTGCGCGACTGGGCAGACACCCTCGGCGACGAGTTCGTCGACCAGATCCGCGACAACGCCGGTATCGACCTGTCGTCGTGGGAGGCGTTCGTCGCGTCGCTCGACGACGACCGGGGCATCGACCTGCCGTTCCTCGCCGCGTTCATCGCTGGGGCGCAACAGTTCTTCGGCGCAATCGACTTCACCGACCCCGATTTCGATCCCGAGGACGCGGCGCGCGAGTTCGTGCGCACGATCGTGCAGCCGTTCCTCAACATCGTGTCTCGGATCCTGCCGGGGCTGTTGGGGCCGCTGCCGATTGGGCTGCTGACCGACGAGAAGCTCACGCTGCTCCTCGAGGGCGGGTTCGACGACCCGGTGACCATCGTCGAGGGCTCGGGCTGGACTCACGACGCGACCGACGGCGCCACAACGCCCCTCGGCTGCGCCGTGGTCGAGTGCGACGGGCAGTGGCACATCATGAGCACCGAGCCGCAGCCGGTCTCGCCCGGTTGGGTGCTCAAGGCGGGCGCGCAGGTCAAATACGAGAACGTCGAGGCCGAGCCCGAGTCGAACGCTGTGCGCATCGAGCTCGTGCCCTACAACGGCGACACACCCGGCGTGGCGGTGTGGCTGGCGAGCGACGAGTCACCGTCGGGCTCGCACGACTGGGACGAGCTCAACGCCTGGGGCAGCTACACCGTGCCCGCCTCGGGCGTCACTCACGTGTCGGTGCAGACGGTCGTCTCCGACGAAGCCACCGCTGGCCGAGTCAAGGCTGACAATGTGTATTTGCAAGCGACGCAGAAGATTCCGCAGGCGTTCACCAAGGATCTGCCCGAGGATCTTTCGAGCCTGTTCAACTGGCTCGGAACGCTGATCGACTCGGCGCTCGACGCGCTCGGCATCACGCCGGTAGGCGATCTGCTCGACCGTATTTTCGACCTGTCCGACGAGCTCGAATGGATCCAGCAGAAGGCGCGCGACGGCGCGCAGGACGCGCTGACCGCCCTCGGCAACCTGTCGACGCTGGCGACCGACCTGCTGACGAACCCGGCTGCTGTGATCGGCACGATCCCGCAGTCGCTCGTCGGCGGGCTGGAGACGACGCTGAATCAGATCCGCGACGTGTTCAACGGTCTCGTCGTGACACCGGTCAACTCGGTGGTCTCGGCGATCAAAGATTGGTTTGACCAGTGGTTCGGCGGCGGCTCTACCAACGCGATCCCGCTGTCGCAGAAGGGCGCCGCCAACGGCGTTGCGCCGCTGAACTCGTCTACCAAGCTCGCGACGTCGTATCTGGAGACCGACGTAGCGAACGGTGTGCCAAAGCTGAACAGCGCTGGGAAGGTGCCGACCTCATCGCTGGTGACCAACACAGCGGGCGGTGTTCCGGTGCTAGATGCGCTGGGCAAGGTCGGCAACGGTCAAATGCCTGATCTCTCAGCTATGTACGTGCCTAGCTCTGCAAAGGGCGCTGCGTTGGGAGTGGCACCGCTGAACTCAGAGTCGGTTGTCCCACTGGAGTACTTGCCTGCCGAGGTTGGCGGTTCCGGTGGTTCTGGTGATGGGCGACCGTGGGTCATACTGTCGCTTTCAGCGAGCCAGTCGATCCCGTCAGCCAACGCCGTTAGCAAGCTGTCCGGTTGGTCGCAAAGTGGCACGGCATCAGTGACCTTCACCGATGGAACCAATACAGAATGGACGTTCAATCTGCCCGGTTTGTGGCATATCGAGGTCACTGCCAGCTTCAATCATGCGTCCACATCCACGGGGCTACTCCGTACGCAGCTGATCCGAGGTCTTGTTCGCCATTCAGGACTAGAACTGGATCAAGAGACTGATACGCGCTCGCCCGCACCGGGTTTGATCGGAACGCGAGGCAAGATAGTCACAACGCAGATGGTGACCGACGTAGAGATTAATTCGCTGCCCAGCGCAGGCGCCATTAGATTGGGCGAGGAAGACGTTTTCAGTGTGGCCGTCTCGCAGTCCACGGGGTCGTCGCGAGACGTGGTGGGGCTCGTGCCCTACGGGATTGGCGGCTCACACGTTCTTTGCATGTATCTAGGCGCGGTGTGATGGCTTGGTCGCCGAATCCCACTGTGCCGCAGCGCGAGCACGAACCGGCGTGGTTCCCGACGCCGCAGACACCCGCGCCGGTCAATCACCGACCCGCGTGGTTCCCGTGGTATCGGGTCACCGCAACCGATTCCGGCGTCGGCGAAGACGGCGCGCTGATCGTGCCACGCCTGCTCGCCGCCGACACCGGTATCGGTACCGATGTGGCATCGCTGCCGCGCGTCGGCACACTCGGCGTCGACACCGGTCGCGGCGCTGACTCGGCGCTGATCGTGCCCGAGCTGATCGGGCTCGACTCGGGCGTCGGCATCGACGAGGCGGCGGGCATCGGGTTGCACGGCGTCGACTCGGGCGTCGGCGCCGACAGCGCGGGTTCGATGAAAGCCGGTATCGCAGTTGTTGACTCGGCGATCGGCGCCGACATGCTCGCCGAGCTCAAACCGGGTTTCATCGGCACTGATTCGGGGCTGGGCGCCGACTCGGGCACGATCGCGTTCACTCCAATGTCGCCGGTCGCGACCAGCTACACGACTGCAGGCACGTTCACCTACACGATTCCGGTGTGGTGCCGCTACATCGACATCGTGCTCTGCGGCGCGGGCGCTGGCGGTTCCGGCGGTGCTGGCGGGTTCGGTGTCGGCTCGGGCGGCAACGGCGGCGCATGGGCTTCTTGGACCATCGAACGTGGTGTGCATATCCCCTGGACTGCAACGACGATCACCATCGTCGTCGGTGCTGGTGGAGGGGGCGGCTCGGGCGGTGTGCTCGGCGCCGATGGGTCGCCAGGCCAGCAGTCGACGGCTTCTGTGTCTGGCTGGAGCCTGGCCGCTGCAGGTGGCACCACCGGAGGGTTCGGGTCTGGGCAGGGTGGCAAGTCACCCGGAAATCACAGCTTCAACGGCTCGACGTACATCGGTGGTAGCGGCGACAGTGCCCCACCCGGGTCAGGCGGGCGCGGCGGTAACGGCGGCTTGTTCTCTGGGTCAAACGGTTCGACCGGCGCCCCCGGTGGCGCTTGGGCGCGTGCCTATCAGTAAGAGGAGAAACAGAAGTGGAGCTGTTCGTTCCCTGCCCATTGTGCGGATCTGATGTTGCGGTTCCGCTACTCAGCGAGGGCGACCATGTGCGCGCCCCAGATCTGTTGCCCAACATGAACTCTCACGTCATCTCGGTTCACGAGATGGACGTGAGCGGGATGTAACGAAGAGAGGGTTTCAATGGCCACGTATGAAGCTGCCCACCGGCGCGCCTGCGCGAGCGCGATCTGCGCGCTCGGCAACCGAATCGGGCTGTATTCCAACAGCACTCGCGTCGGCACTGTGTACGCAGACACCACCTGGGGATCCGCTACCGACATTAGCGAGGGCGGTGTGGCTAAGGCGCAGGTGACCGGCACGACCGTGACAATCACGATCCCGGGCGGCACCGTCTCGAACGGCACGGTCATCAATGGGTACGGAGTGTTCAACGGCTCGACTCTGCTGCGTCGCGAGACATTGCCCGCGTCGATCACCGTCAACGACGGTTCGCAGGAGCTCAAGGTCGACGTGACACCGCGATTCAAGTATTGGGGCGAATGATGGACCGTTACACCGTGTTCGGCATCGAGAAGCCGTTTCCGTGGGTCGGTGTCGCCCTCGCCGCCGGTCTGCTCGGCGGCGGGATCCTCACCGCGCTGCTGTCGTGGGCGTTCGCCACCGGCACGCTGCCGTTCCTCGAAAAGATCATCGACGACCGCCCCAGCTTCTAGCCCGCATCCACACCAGCCCCGCCGCCTCGTGCGGGCGGGGTTTCTTTATGCCAGAAAGGATTTGAACGCTATGCCGATCTTGCGCGCGAACGTCGACTACGCATTCGCCATTGCCCGCGCCCGCGACAAAAAGCCGTACGGCTACGGCGGTGTCTGGTCCAAGACCGATGTGAACCGCACGACCGACTGCTCGGGCATCGTCACGCACATTCTCGACGCGCTCGTCAACGGCGAGAAGATGGCATGGTCGCGCCACGGGCTGTCGACCGAGGCATATCGCTACGTCGGTCCCGCTGGCTCGCGTGGCCCGTTCGGCACGATTCGAGTCGGTCGACCGCAGGACATTCCCGCCGACGCCGCGCTGCGGATCGGGCTACAGCACGGTCCGGGCGGCGGCGCGAACTCGCACATGGCCTGCACGCTCGAGGGCGTCGCGATCGAGTCATCGGGCAGCTACGGGCAGCGCGTCGGCGGACCGGCGCGCGGTTACAACCATTCGATGTTTCACGATTGGTTCTACCTGCCCGGGCCGATCGTGGGCAGCGGAACATCAACGCCCGCAACGCCTACTGCACCTGGGGCGATCTACCTCGGTAGCGACTGCTCGCGCTACGAGTGCACCGGCGAGCGCGTCAAGGCGCTGCAAGCTCGCCTTAACCGCGACTACCCCGCCTATTCCGACCTCGACGAGGACGGCGAGTTCGGGCCGCTGACCGAGGCGGTCGTGCGCGAGTTTCAGAGCCGCTCGAACCTCACGATCGACGGCATCGCCGGACCGGCGACCCTCGCCGCGCTCGGCTTGTCATTCCAGCAGCAGCCCGCCGCGCCCGCCCCGGCACCGGCGCCCGCCGCCCCGAAGCCGGTCGTCGTCGGACCGGCTGACGATCAGTTGACAATGCGGTTCAACTGTCTCGGCGGGCAGACACTCGTCGAGGCGGTCGCCGAGATCCGCGACAAGGTGCTCGGCACCGACGATCGCGGCAAGCCCGGTGTGGTGATGAAGTGACCGAGCTTCGCGTCGGTTCGTCCGGGCCGCTGGTCGCCGCCTGGCAGCAGGCGATGGTCGACCGGTTCGAGGCGTATGCCCTCGCCGCAGACGGCGGGCCGCTGCGCGTCGACGCCTATTTCGGCTACGACGACGCGGCGGTGCAACGCGAGTACGAGCGCCGAACCCAGCAGTGGATCGACGGGGTGGTATCCGAGGGCGACCTGCGCGCCCTCGGACTGCTCGACACCCCGGCGACTAGGCCGCGCCACCTGGCGATCGTGTTCCGGGGCACCGGTGGTGTGATCGGGCAAGACTACGTTTCGCGCGTCTGCCAGGGCGCCGCCGATCTCGTCGAGGAACGAAACCCCGAGTGGGCTGCCAGCATGGGCGGGCTGCCGCCCGGGGCGCCGAACTCGCCGTCGATGAACAAGGCGGTTCAGGTCGCCGTCGCGTCCGGCGCCGCCGAGATCCGCTCGGGCCGCTCGTTCGTGCTCGGCGGTTACTCGGCGGGCGCGATCGTGGCATCGCGGCTGCGGGCGATGCTCGAACCGGGGCAGCCGCTCGCCGAGTACCGCGAGAACTACGTGTGCGGGTTCGCGCTCGGCAACCCGTCGCGCCCGTTCGGGCACACCTACTACCTCGGCGCGATCCCGAACGGTCGCGGGATCTCCGATTTCCAGTTGCCGCGCTCGTGCTGCACCTGGGACTGGTGCGAGCTCGTGCACCCCGACGACATGTATGCGAACGTTCCGCTCGGCGACGCGGGCGACATCATGACGGCGATCTATCAGGCGGTCGTCGACGTCGAGCTGTCGGATCCGCTCGGCACGCTGCGCGCGATCATCCGGGCGATCCCGACGGTGCTCGCCGAGGCAGGGGTGAGTGTGCCGCTGCTGGCGCACGCCGGACTGTCGGCGGGCAACCCGGTCGAGATGGCAGGCGTTGCGCTGCCGGTGCTGACCTCGACCCTCGGCGGGCTCGTCGGCGGCGCCGTCGGCGGGCAACTGACCGGTCCGGCTGCCGCTGTGCAGGCCGCGATCGTCGCGCTCAAGTTCGCCGTCGCGGGCACCGCGCCGCACATCAACTACCACGCCTGGGAGGTGTGGCCCGGGCAGACCTACCTCGGTCTCGCCATTCAGCACGTCCGCGACTGGGCAAGTCGCACGCCCGTCCGCGCATGACACACAGAAGGGAACCCAATAATGTGGACGCTTAAGTTCTGGAAGGACGCGAGCGAGCGTGCGGTCAAGAGTGCCGCGCAGGCCGCGATCCTGGCGCTCGGCGGCGAGGCGTTCAACGCCTGGACCGTCGACTGGCAGACCGTCGGCGGCATCGCCCTCGGCGGTGCGGCGCTGTCGCTGCTGACGTCGCTCGGCTCGGATCTGCTGCCGTTCGGCACCAAGGGCACCGCCTCGCTCGCCAAGCTCGACGGCGAGGGCAGCGCCCGGTGAACCTGACAGACGCGCTGCGCACCGCCGCCGAGGTCTACAACCCCGACGACACGATCGACCTGCTCGGGCTGTTCATCATCGGCTTGCCCGGTTCGCTGCCCGCGATCGCGGCGCTGTGGGTAACGATTCGAGGGCAGCGCAGGGGACGCGCCCGCGCCCAACGTGTCGACGCGAAAACCGACGAGATCCACGAGCACGTCGTCAACACGCACACCTCGAACATGCGCAAGGATCTCGACGACCTGCGCGAGCTCGTGGTCGACGGGTTCCGGCGCGTCGAGCGCGATATCGGCGGGATCCGCGAGGAGATCCGCACCGAGCGCAAGGAACGCATCGCAGGCGACCGCCGCGAATAGCCAAGGCGCCGACGACGACGAAACCGCCCCCAGTCAACTCGACTGGGGGCGGTTTCGCGCATACGGCGACGGTTCAGGCTGCCGACACCGCCGCACCTGCGGCGCCCTCGACGGGCTCGGCGATCTGCGCGAGCAGCCGATCAGATACCCGCGTGGACGGGGCGACGCGGAACGGATCAATCCGCTCGATTCCCTCGGCGCGGCGCTGATCGGTCACCCGCGTATATATCTCGGTGCTGGTAAGGGACTGGTGACGCATGAGCTCCTGAACGGTGCGCAGGTCGACACCCGCCTCAAGCAGCGCCGTGCCGAACCAGTGCCGCAGACAGTGCGCCGAGCCGAGCACCCCGGCGCGGATCATCGCCTCTTTGATCGTTCCCGAGACGGACTCGCGGCGCTGGTGACCGCGATCGGGACCAGGGAACCAATGACCTTTACGGGGCATCTGGTAGGCGATCTCGACGACCCGGTGGTGCAGCGGCAGCGTCGCGGTGATGTTGCCCTTGCCGGTCACGGTCATCGTGCGCTCGATGAGGTCGAGGTGCTCGCCCTTAATCTGGGCGATCTCGTGCACCCGCAACCCCTGAAACGCGGCGAGCAGGATCATCGCCTTGGTGCGCTTGTGCGCCCGCACGGCGAGCAGGCGCTGCATGTCGAGGTTCGACACCGGGCGCGGCACACTCTTCGGGCGCTTGGGGCGCCCGATCATCACCATCGGGTTGTCGTGCCGGTGCCCTTGTTGCTGGAGCCATAGGAACCACGCGCTTAGCGCACCGTAATAAGTCCAGCGCGTTCGCGCCGACCATTGCCCGCCCTCGGCGAGCCACGACACGATGTGTTCGACTTGCGCGAACTCGGGTTCGACCCCGCACCACACAGCCATGCGCCGCACTGTGGCGACGCGCTCGTCGACTGTGCGCGCGGAGAGTGATTGCGCGAGCTGCCATGTGCGCCACCGATTCACCATTGGGAACTGCCCCTCCCGTTCACTGCTGACCAACCGGTACGAGCCGGTTTGCCGAGGTGTCATCTAGATCACCTCCCCGGGTTCGTGGGGCACATATTAACCCTTGCGAAAGAAAAGGTTGCTGAATGGTTCGGCTAGGCCGCGAGCTCATTCGGACCCTCCTGGCGGAGGGGGATCACGGGCGCATCGGATAGGTTGCCGAAACTGCCCGTTTTGGTGGTCTGATAATGAATAGGTCGGGGGTTCGATTCCCCCAGGCGGCTCCCACCATCGCCGTCCGGTCCGCTATCGGGCTGGACGGTACCATTTGCTAGCCATTCAAACGGCACCCCGGTCTTAAACGCCCAAGCGATAAGCATTGCTCGCTTGGGCGTTTTGCCGCGCCCATTCATCCACGCGCTGATCGTGTTCCGGTGCAATTCGAGATGGTCTGCCATCTCCTGGACGCTTACGTCCGCCACGCGCAGCGACTTCGCCAAACGGTCGGCGAGATCCCACTGAGGGACCACGCCTCCGATGTCAGTGCTGATGCTCATGCAACAACTGTTGCACGCCCCCTAACCCCGCGCAAGTTTTTGCACGCAGTACCCCGAAACGACACGAATGAAATTTCCCAAGCTGATGTTCTTGCGTTGTGCAATGCACACCGCTTATGGTTCGGCACATGCCAACCACAACAACCCCTGCGGGTGCAGCGACCGAGATCGTTGCGTCCGAAGCCTGCCGAATCCTCAACGTCGATCGCTCGACCCTGCTGCGCTGGGTCGCCGCCGAGAAAGTCACCCCGACTCGCAAGCTGCCCGGTAGCACCGGCGCGTTCCTGTTCGACCGCGACGCGATCGAGGAGCTCGCCGCCGCCCGTAAGACCGCCCGCGAGTCCCGCAAGGCGAGCGCATGAGCCGCACCGTCGACGAACTCGTCGCCTCGATCACGCAGCAGGTCCGCGAACTCATCGGCAACCGCACCGAGCGCGGCGAAACCCCCCTCTACTCACTGGCGATCCTCAAGGGTCTGCAAGACAAGCCCACCTATGCGGGCACCGTGCCCGCCGCCGTGGTCGCCGAGCGCCGCCGCCGCAATAAGGTCGCCCGCCGCTCGCGCCGCATCAACCGATTGGCGGCTCGCCGATGAGGACCATTCCCGACCCGGGCCGCGCCTCGGCGTTCTTCGGCGCCCTCGACCGCACCGCCCCGACGCCGACCACGCAGGTGTTCGCCTACCGCGCCGCGCCCGTGCGCGTCGTGCTCATCGGCGGCGAGGCGTGGTTTGTGCTCGCCGATCTGTGCAAGGTGCTCGGTCTGAGCAACCCGTCGGTTGTCGCCCAACGGATCGACCCGGCTGCCCTAAGCCAGGCTGAGATCAGCTCCGGTGGTCAACGCCGCGCCGTGACCATCGTGAACGAGTCGGGCATGTACGAGGTGGTCATCCGCTCGGACAAACCCGAGGCGGTCGCGTTCCGCCGCTGGATCACCGGCACCGTTCTCCCCGAGATCCGCCGCACCGGCGCCTACGGCGCACCGGTGGCGCTGCCCGATCGCAAGACCCTCGCGCAGTGGGTCGTCGAGGCCGAGGAACGCGCCGAGTCCGAGGCGCGCGCCCGCATCGAGGCCGAGGCCCGCGCCAAGGAGCTCGAGGCGCCCGCCGCCGCGTGGAAACACCTCGCCTCGGCTGAGGGCGACTACGAGGTCGCCGACGCCGCGAAGGTGCTCTCGCGCGACCCGAATATCAGCATCGGGCGCGATCGCCTGTTCTCGTTCATGGCCGCTGAGGGCTGGATCTACCGCAACCGCGCAAGTGGCCGCTGGCGCGCCTACCAAACCCAGATCGACAACCGGCGCCTCACCGAGCGGTTCGGCAGGCCGTACCTGCACGAGCCGTCCGGCGAAATGCGCCTCGGCGATCCGACGATCCGCATCACCCCGAAGGGCATGGTCGAGCTGCACAAGCGCCTCGGCGGTTCGGGGCAGGTCGCGCAGGTGGCCGCATCATGAGCGACGAGCCCTACGCGATCCGCGTACTGCAGCGCGTCGAGGGCGCCGCCGCCGCGTTGCACGCCAACGCCGACGAGGACACCCGCGCCGCGCTGGTCAACATGGCGTACCTGTACCACGGCGTCACCGAGGCGCTCGCCGCGACGTCGCGCGAAATCGTGGAGTACGCCAAGGCGGTCGAGATCGCCGAGACCGCCCGCGACGAGGCACGCGCCGAGGCGCAGGCGTTGCGCGCCGAGCTCGACGAGCTGCGCCAGGCGCTCGCCGAGGGCATCGCCGAGGCGGTGAGCCGGTGAGCGACTACCTCGACGCCTCGGGACTGACCGACGCCGGACTGCCCGACGAGTACCTCGACCTCGACGACCTCGACCTGCCGCGCTCGACGGCGCCGCAGTGCGAGCACCCGCCCGTCGCCTGCACCGCCGAGTGCCGGGGCGTGCGCGCGGGCTCAACGGTCGCGCGGTTTCTCGTCACGCTCGGCACGACGCTCGTCGCGTTCGCGCTCGTGCTGGCACTCACCCTCGGGGCGGTGCTCGCATGATGACGCTTGTCGACCGGTTCAACTCGTCGATGAACGAGGCGATTCACGTCGTGCTCGCCGAGGTCGGGCACGTGGTCGAGGCGTTCCTCGAGCCCCTCAGCCGTAAGGCGATGGCGAACGCACTAAACCGCGACTACGGGTTCACCTACGACGACGCCGTGACCGCCGCTGCCGACGCGCTCGCCGAGGCCGAGGCGGAAAACGAAGTGGCCGAACCGGATCCGTACCGGCTGCCGATCACCATTCGCGAATACGTGCCCGCCGCCGAGGTCCGCCTCGACGACCTGGCGGCGCACATTCTCGCCGTGCCGCTCGGCGGTCATCACCCGCTCTGCCACAACTGGGCCGAGCTCATCGCGGGCGCTCTGCTCGACGACTTCCACATCACCAAGAAGTAACCCCGCGCCGCTGCAACGGCGCGGGGCTCGCCACCCAACAACCCACGAGAGAGAGGTTCATTGTGAGCAACAACAGCGTACCCAACCGGATCCGCCCGATCTGGACACCGGAGGACGCCCGCGAAGCCGCCGAAGAGGCCAAGCGGCACGAACCGGTGCGCCTGCGCGACTGGGCATGGGCGCCCGCGCTGATCACGCTCGGGATCCTCGGCGTCGGTCTGCTGACCGGCTGCACCCGCACCGCCGCCGAGGGCACGCCGGTGGTCGCCAGCGAGCCGACGACCTCGACCGCCGCCGCCCCGACGTTGAGCGAGCAGGAGATCACCGACCGGGCGTTCATCGCGACGCTCGATGGGCAGGGCATCACCTACACCAGTCGCGAGGATGCGATCGCGGGCGGGCGCGCCGTCTGCGAACTCGTCGCCGAGGCCGACGGCAATCTCTACACCACCGCGCTCGCGGTCGCTGCGGGTACCGAACTGTCGCTCGAAAACGCCGCCTACCTCGTCGGCGCCTCGACTGCCGCCTACTGCCCCGAGTACCTCGACGACATGGAGGGCGGCAACTGATGGCGCGGCGACCGAACCTATTGCGGCGCAACGGTGTCGGCACCGAAGATTCCCTCGGCGTGGCGCACAACGCGACCGTGATCCCGCGCCACAGCGCGATCTTCGGCGACACCTATCAGCCGGTCTGCTCGTGCGGATACCGGGGCGGGCACTACGTCGGCGAGCCCCGGGCGATGGCTGCCGCCGAGGAACACGAGGACCGGGCAGCCGGACGGCGGGTGACGGTCAAGTGAGCATCACGATCACTCGCCACGCCGGTCCGCTCGACCTCGGGCGGATCCGCGCGATCGACGATCGCGGCACTATCGCAATGGCGCTCGAGGTGAACGCAACCCCGTTCGGCGGTGAGCGGTACTGGCAGCTCGCGGTCATCCGCACACCGCCAGGTCTGCCCGAACCGGTGGTTTACCCGCGCGTCGAGGACGAGCACGACGCCGTGACGTGGCTGCGCTACCTCGCCGAGCTGGTGACCCGCGCCGAGCACGCCGAGGCGGTGACCGAATGATGCGGCGCAGCAAGGGGCGTCACTGGCCCGCCGAGGGGCGCCCGAGCGTGTATGCGATCCGGCACCGGCTGCACAACGAACTACGCCCGACAGGGCGGTTCCTGTGCGGCGCTGAGATTCACGAGCGCAAGGGCGTCGAGTACCTCGTGTTCAAAAACCTCACGATCGCGACGAACGGGCCGGACAACGGCGACACCACCATCGGCGAGCTGGTGGTCGAGCTGCCCGCCGACACCGGCGAGCTACCAGCGATCGGCGGTGCACAGTGACCGCGCCGACGCGCCGCCCGCTGTGCCCGGTGTGCTGGCAGCCGGTCTCGCCGACCACGAAGGCGAACATCGCGCGGCATTTCGACGCGATCCGCGCCGACGTGTGCCCCGGATCCGGCGAGCCCTACCGGCTCACGATCGAACGCCGCCCCGAGTTCGTCGGAGTGCAGTCGTGACCGCCGTCCGCTGCCGCATGTGCGGAAAGTTCTGGGCGTTCACCGGAAACCCCGACCTGTTCGAGGTCATCAGCCGGTACTGCCCGCTGTGCATACCGTTCGCCCCTCACGCGCGAGGTGCAGCGTGAAACCCACTGAGACAAACGAATTGGACGACTGGCGCACCGACGAATGGTGGCTCGTCCCCGACCGAAACGAGACGGAGAAATGATGGCCTACGAGTTCGAGACCGACGAGTGGCGCCGCGCCACGCACACCATGAGCGAGACCGAGCGCGCCGCCGCGCTCGGCGCCGGTCGACCGGCTGGGGTGATCGGCGACCGCGACGACGCCCGCGACGAGATCGGCGGTCGCCGATGACGACGACGGTTCCCGCGCAGGACGGTATGCACCGGTTCGTCGACGAGGACGACTACCACGCCGACCGGGGCTCGCTGTCGGTGTCCGGCGCGAAGCTGCTGCTGCCGCCCTCGTGCCCCGCCAAGTTCCGCTGGGAGCAGGACAACGGTCGCAAGCCCAAGAAGGCCTGGGACTTCGGGCATGTCGCGCACAAGCTCGTGCTGGGCAAGGGCGCCGAGTTCGAGGTGCTCGACCCCTCGGTGCACGGGCTCAAGGCCAACGGCGAGCCCTCAGAGAAACCGACCGCGACGGCGATGTGGCGCAACGCCGAGGCCGAGGCCCGCAAGCAGGGCAAGGTACCGATTCACATCGCCGATTTCACCCGCGCCTATGACATGGCCGAGCGGGTTCGCCAGCACCCGACGGCAGGCCCGATATTCGCCGACGCCGAGGGGCAGGCCGAGGTCGCGCTGTACCACACCGACCCCGAGACCGGTGTGCGGCTGCGCGGGCGGATCGACTGGCTCACAAACGATATCGACGACTACAAGACCTCGACGACGGCGAACCCCGCCGAGCTCAAGGTCAAGTTCTACAAGCTCGGCTATTTCATGCAGGCCGCGTGGTACATCGACCTCCTGGTCGCCCTCGGGTTCGCCGAGAACCCGCGATTCCGGTTCATCGTGCAGGAAAAAGAACCGCCCTATGTGGTGACGCCGATCGAGTACGACGACGACGCGATCGCCGAGGGGCGGCGCCGCAACCGCCAGGCGATCCGGCTCTATGCCGAGTGCATGGAAACCGGGCGCTGGCCTGGCTACAGCGACGACGTTGTGACCCTCAGCCTGCCCGCGTGGGGCGCTCGCGAGGCCGCTGCTGCGGCTGCCGAGGCCGACCAGGACGCCGCCGACGAACTCATTGCCGAACTGGAAGGGATGTTTCAGTGACCAACGCCGTTGTGAGGCAGTCACCCAAGCAGCGCACTCTCGCCAAGCTCATTAACGAGATGCGCCCCGAGCTGGCGAAGGCGCTGCCCAGGCACATCACGCCCGAGCGTATGGCGCGCATTGCCGTCACGGTCGTAAAGCAGAACCCGGCGCTGGCGAATTGCTCGCCCGAATCGTTCCTCGGCGCGCTGCTCACGGCGAGCCAGTTGGGGCTCGAGCCCGGGCCGACCGGCGAAGCCTACTTTGTGCCGTATAAGCAGGTTTGCCAGTTCATTCCGGGTTATCGCGGTCTGATCAAGCTCGCGCGGAACTCGGGGCAGGTCAAAGACATTTACGCCGAGGTCATCTACGAGAACGACAAGTTCGAGTACACGCTCGGGTTGAACCGCACGATCAACGAACACACGCCGCCGCCGCTGGGGCAGGATCGCGGCAACCCGGTCGGTGCCTACGCCGCCGCCGAACTCACCACCGGCGCGAAGCCGTTCGTCGTGATGACCGTCGCCGAGATCGAGGCGATCCGGTCGCGCTCGATGGCTGCCAATAACGGGCCGTGGGTGTCGGATTGGGCTGAGATGGCGAAGAAGACGGCGGTTCGGCGGCTGGCTAAGTGGCTGCCGTTGAGCGCCGAGTTCACCGCTGCTGCCTCGATGGATAGCTCGGTGCGCACCGACGTAGGGCCGCTGGAATCGGCGAAGATCGAGTTCGTCGACGGCGAGGTTGTCGACGACGACGGCGACGAGGCCGAGGCGCCCGCCGAGGCACCGGCTGACGCGCCGCCGCCCGAGCCGGACACCGCCGCGCCGCAGATGGCGAGCAAGGAACAACTCAAGCGCCTCGCCGAGATCCAGAAGGCCGAAAAGTACAACGACGACGATTGGTTCGCGTTCCTTGCCGAGTCGGCGGGCGTGCAGGCGACCCGCGCCGCCGACCTCACGTTCGACGAGGCGAACCGCGTGCTGGAGATTTTCGACGGGCCGGTGAGCGCATGACCCGCCCGCCGAGCTACCACTACGCCGCCGCCGACGCGCTGCTCGCCGATCTGGCTGAGACGAAACCGGAGTCGTTCAAGTTCCCGTTCGTGCAGGCCAAGGTGCAGCGGGCACAGATTCACGCGCTGCTCGCGAACTCGCCGTGGCACCCAGGCCTCGAGGCCGGGGGGATCCTCGACAGCTCCAGCCGGAACGACGAGCCATCGGCCATCCAAACCCGCACAGCCAAAGGGGATTACCTGTGAGCATCACCGTCGCAACCTCCAAGCTGATCGAGATTCTGACCGACGCGCTGGCGACGGCGTGCAACTCGGTCGGCGGTGTGCACGTCACCACCAGTCGCACCCCATGGGGCGAGGAACCCGGCGACGTCGACGTGCTCGTGGCGACCTCGACCACGAAATACGTTGTCGGGCACACGTGGATCCCTGCCGACGGGCGGCTCACGCCGTCGGTATGGCCGGTCGAGTCGGTGTCCAATGTGCTCGCGATCTGCAAGTCGCTCGCCAAGGCGCGCGGCAAGGAGCACACCGTCGACCTCTACATGACGACCGCCGAGCGCACCGAGGACAACCGCGCCGACGATCACCCCGGCTGGACGATCACCCTGCGCGAAACCCCGGCGTTGTTCGACTCGGACACCGAGTTTCAGTTTCACGCGCACCCCGAGGCCAAGTTCCCGATCCGGGGCGTGCTGCACATGATGCGCGGTCAGATCCCGGCGAGCGACGACGAACCGGTCGCGCTCACGCCGTGGTCGCCCGTAGTGCTCGGGCCGCTGGTGACCGTCGCCAGGCGCCGCAAGATGCAGATTCGTATGTTCCGCACCGAGGCGCGCGGGATGCACATCGTGCAGATCGGCGAAACGTGGCTCGGTGCCGCGATGCCGAGCAAGCCGCTGCCAGGGGATCCGGTCAACCGCCCCGGGCTCGAACCGGTGCTGACCCACGAGCACGACCTCGAATCGACGCTGCGCGAGATGCGCGACGCCGGTATCCGCGTGACGGTCGACGACCCGCAGGGCGAGGTCGCCGAGGCGGTCGGCGAGGTCGCCGGTCAACTCGAGCTGACCTGGGATGAGCAGCTACGCAAGGCGATCGAGCTCGTCGTCGAGTCTCAGATGGGCTCGGCGTCGATGCTGCAATACAAGCTCGACGTCGGGTTCGCCCGGGCGCAACGCCTGCTCGACGAGATGGAGGCACTCGGCATCGTCGGCGAGGCGCAGGGCAGCATGGCGCGCCCGGTGTTCTTCAAGGCCGACGACCTCGCGGGCGCGTTGGCTGCCCTCGACTCGGCGGTGACCGAGTGACGGCGGCGCGGCTGGGGCAAGTGCCCGAGACCACCGACGTCGACGCCGAGCGCGTGCTCGAGCTGCTGCGGGCGCTGCGGATCGTCGACGACGGCGTGCGCGTGCTGACGATCCCGGGCAACCCCTACTCGAAATCACGCCCTCGGTTCGGCAAGGGCGGCGCCTACCACAAGGGCGAGGACAAGACCGCCGAGCGGCGCACAGCGGTCTATCTGCGCGCCACGGTCCGGCGCCGGTTCACCGGAAACGTTGCCCTGGCGGCGGTGTTCTATCGCAGCTCGGCGCAACGGGTTGACGCCGACAACCTGCTGAAACATGTCTGCGACGCCGGTAACGGCGTGCTGTGGGTCGACGACTGCCAGGCGACCGCGACGACCGGCGTCATCGAGCTCGACCGCGCAAACCCGCGCACAGTGATTGCTGTTGCCCCGCACGACAGCTCGATGGTTCGCGACCTGTCTCAATCGAAACCCCTTACCGGAGGACTGTTCTCGTGCTGATTTGGAAGAACCACGACCACATCGTCGGGGCGCAGACCGCGACCGGCGCGCGCGGCGCCTACAGCGTGCAGCGCTTCGGTCCTGAGTATCTGCTGCAAGCCGTCGGGCACGACGGGCTCGACATGATCGAGCTGCCACCGGGCGGCAAGTTCTTCGCCACGCCCGATCGCGCGAAAGCCTGGGCGGGCGAGCTCGACCGCGTGCCCTCGCGGGAATGGCAGGTGTCGGGCGCATGAGGACGATCAACGCATCCGAGGACGGCGCCGAACCCCTCGGCGAGGCGCCCGAGGTCACCAGTTCGGCAATCGGCGGGCCGCGCGCCCGCCGCCGCGCCGGATTCCTCGACGACCGCAAGGTCGAGGTCATCAACGCCGACGAGACCCTGCTGACCGTGCTCGTCTACCCCAACGGGGGCGTCCGGTTCCGCTCCAACCAACCGCGCCGGTGGGTCGCCGAGACATTGCAGGTGCTCGCCGACTCGGTGCGCGCCCAAGCCGAACGCGAGGAGAGGCGGTGAGCAGAGCAATCGGCACCGCGTTCGGTGCACTGTTCGTCGGCACCGTGCTCGTCGCGAACTGGGCGACAAGCACCTTCGGGTTCGTTCCCGTCGGGTTCGGGCAGGCCGCTACGGCGGGCACGTTCGCCGCAGGGTTCGCCCTCGCGGCTCGCGACGTCGTGCAGGACCAACTTGGCAAGCGATGGATGCTCGCCCTGCTCGCCGCCGCCGCGCTGCTGTCCTACCTCGTCGCCGACCCGCACATCGCAACGGCGTCGGCGGTCGCGTTCCTCGTCTCCGAACTGCTCGACTTCCGGTCCGTCAATTCTCAATCGGAGATGGCCGCGTGATGGACGCCGCCGACCTCGCCGCCTGGCGCCGCAAGCGCCGCTATCGCCGGTCCGCGTGGGGCAGGCCGCGCACGCCGATCCCGCCCGCGCTGAAACCACAAACCCGACAGGAGAACCGATGACCGACCGCATCGCATCCACACTCGCCGAGGCGTTCACCGCCGCTGGCGGATCGCACTCGCGCTACGGCAGCGCCGCCCTGGCGCAGATCGCCCTCGACGCGCTCAAGGCCGCGCGGATCGCGGTCGTCGAGCTGCCCGAGGCCGAGGAGCCCGACGAGGACGGGCAGGTCTACCTCGGCGGCGGTGTGGTGCGCGTCGACACGACCGCGCCGCATAGCCAGTTCCCGCGCATCTACATCGACCACACGCCGTACGACCCCGAGACGGTTCGGCGTGATGCCGCCGCGATGCTCGCCGCCGCCGACGAGGCCGAGAAATGAGCGAGCTGACCGCTGCGCAGCAGCTCATCACAGCCGAAATCATCGAGCACCAGTGGGCGTACGACCGCGACGGCGGCGGGCGCTGCCTCGGGCGCGAGTGCGCCGACTGGCGCGGGTTCCGCGCGGCGCACGCCGAGCACCTGGCCGTCGAGATCGACAAGGCGGTCGGCGGTCTCGCGCAAGGCACGTCGGGGCGCTTGATTGCGCGCGGCTGGCGGCAGGAGGTGGCGCAGTGATCACCTACACGTGCGACTCGTGCATGGCGCCGATCGAGGGATCGGTGCGCATCAGCGCTCGGGGCGACCGCAATCACTTCTGTTCGCCGGTGTGCCTGTCGGTGTGGTGGACCAAGCAGGGCAACCGCGAGGCGCACAAGCCGATCGAACCGCGCAGGCCGCAGCCACCGGTGCGCGCGACCCTGCCGCCGCCGCAGCCTCGGACGCGCCGCGCCCGCCCGCTCACGCCCGAGCAGGACACCGAGATCCTGCGCCGCTACAACGACGGCGAACCGGTGCCCGTGCTGGCTGCCGAGTTCGACGTCGCGCACCCGACGATCTACAAGGCGATCACGCGCGCGAGAGCCGCTGCGGCGCAGGCCCGTGACGCCGCGCGCGACGCAGACCGCGACGCGATCGCTGAGGTTGTCGGGCTGACGCGGCAGGTCGTCGACCGCGTGGTCGACGCCGCCGAGGCCGCTGCGCCGGTCGAGGCGCCCGCACCCGCCCCGGTGGCGAAACCCCAGACGCAGCAGCGCAAGTCAACCACGCCGGTAACCGCTCGGTGCCGCGACTGCCCGCGCACATGGAATCTGACCGGGCGCGTTCTGAAAATGACGATCGACCTGCACGAGCACCAGCGCGGGCACGTCGTCGACGTCGAGGAGGGCGCGCTCGATGCGTAGCCCCGAGGTCGTGCACCGCGAGCTATTGCAGTCGCGAGGGCTCGTTCCGCTGACGCTGTTCGACCCGCACAACCCCGGCGACTGCTATGAGCCGACCGGTCTTGACGAGTTTCACCCCGACACCACGAGGAACCCCGATGCCTGATTGCGCACTGTGCGGCTGCCCGCACCACGAGGGGCGCTGCCCCTGCACCTGCCCCGGATACGAACCACCCGAGGACGAGGGCGAGATGGCGAGGGCGTTCTGATGACGAAACCGTATTACCAAGACGACCAAGTAACCGTGTTTCACGGCGACTGCCTGCACGTGCTCGCCGAGCTGCCCGATCGCAGCGTCGACGCCGTGGTTTGCGACCCGCCGTATGGGATCGGGTTCATGGGCAAGGAGTGGGATTCGGGGAAGTCGTTTTTTGAACGCAAGCCCGCGAAGCGCAACACGTTCGACCACGTAGGGGGAAACCACAACCCGACCGACTCGGCTGACGCTGCGCGGACACGACGCGTCGAGTCGCAACGATTCGGCCAGTGGTCCACGCAGTGGGCGGCTGAGTGCCTGCGGGTCCTGAAACCAGGCGGGTACCTGCTCGCGTTCGGCGGTTCGCGCACCTGGCACCGGCTGACCGTGGCCATCGAGGACGCGGGGTTCGAGATTCGCGACTCCATCGCGTGGCTGTACGGCCAGGGAATGCCGAAAAGCCTTGACGTGTCTAAGGCCATCGACAAGGCCGCGGGTGCCGAGCGCGAGGTGATCGGTGAGCAGCCAGATCGTTGGACGAACAAGGGGTCGGTGCTCAACTTCGCCACCGATCGACCGCAATCGAGCATTCCGGTCACGGGCGATCCGGCGACCGAGGCGGCGTGGCAGTGGCAGGGCTGGGGCACGGCACTGAAACCGGCGTTCGAGCCGATCGTGGTCGCGCGTAAACCGCTGGCGGGCACCGTGGCTGCGAATGTGCTCGGGCACGGCACCGGCGCGCTCAACATCGACGCCTGCCGCACCGAGTATGAGCAGGGCGGATCGCTAGCGACGAACCCGAGCTTGCGCAGCGGGATTAGTGGCGGCAATGGCGGTCACATCTTCCCGACCGAGACGGGCCGAAGGGTAGTCACGCCGCACGCCTCGGGCCGCTGGCCGACGAACGTGGTGCTCGACGAGACGCAGGCTGCCGAGCTCGACGCGCAGACCGGCACGCTCAAGTCGGGTCTGATGCGCGCGGGCACTAAACGCGCCGCTCGTGATGGTGCGGTCTACGGCCGTCTCGATGAGGATGCGACCCCGCGTGACACCTACGCCGATTCCGGTGGCGCGTCGCGGTTCTTTCCGGTGTTCCGGTACGAAGCGAAAGCACCCGGAGCGGAACGCCCCAGCGCGAACGGTGTTGCGCATCCGACCGTCAAGCCGCTCGACCTGATGCGTTGGCTCGTGCGGCTCGTGACACCGCCGAATGGTGTGGTTCTCGACCCGTTCGCCGGATCCGGCACGACCGCCGAGGCGTGCATTCACGAGCACAAGCGCTGCATCACGATCGAGCGCGAGGCGGACTATCTGCCGCTGATCGTCGCCCGGTTGTCGAAACCAATCGAGGTCGGGTTCGACTTCGGAGACGCCGCATCATGAGCGACCCGAGGATCCGCCTGCTGTTCAGCCGCCGCGAGCTGATCGCGATGCAGCGCTGCCCCGACTGCGGCTGGCACCCGAAAACACAAGGGCACCACCCTGACTGCCCGAACCGCGAAACGGAGGAGTGACCGGTGCCTTGGTTCAACGTCGACGACGGGTTCGCGAACTCTAAGCCGGTGCTGCGCATTCCGCGCCGCTACCGGTGCCAGGCGATCGGGCTGTGGACGCTCGCCGGTTCGTGGTCCGCCAAGGAGCTAACCGACGGGTTCATTCCCGACCACACGATCGAGGAGTTCGCCGGAACCCCGGCGATCGCCGAGCATCTCGTGCGCGCGGGGCTGTGGACGAAGGTCGAAGGCGGCTGGCAATTCGAGAACTGGGCCAAATGGCAGAAGACCAAGGCGCAGGTGCTGACGTACCGGGCGGCGGACGCCGACCGGAAGCGCAAGGCGCGATCGCGGATTAAGCCAGTTCCAGACCCGACAGTAACTGGACTTATGGAGCAAGTCTCCGACGACCTAACAGGACTTATGGAGCAAGTCTCGACCTGCGAATCGGGAACGCGGCATATGCGTGACAGTGACGCGAGCGGACTGAAAACCGCTGGTCAACAGGGTGTGTCCGGTATGGACTCCGAACGGACAAACGCCGGAGTCCCGTGTGGAATCCCTGCGGAGTCCGCGCAACCATTACCAACACCATTACCAACACCAGAACCAACTACTAAAGAGAGTGGCGCGCGTTCTGATTCGAGGCACTTGCCAGCCGTCGCGCACAGCGCGCCGGACGCCCCCGCGAAGACAGCGAGGGGTTCTCGTCTGCCCGAGGGCTGGATGCCCGACGAGGCGACCATCGCGGCGATGCGCGAGCAGTTCCCGCACGTGAACCTGCGCGCCGAGCACGACAAGTTCGTCGACTACTGGCGCAGCATTCCGGGCGCAAAGGGGCGTAAGACCGATTGGCTCGCGACGTGGCGCAACTGGATCCGCCGCGCAGCCGAGTCCGCGCCCCGCACGCCTGCGGCTGCCGCTGCCGCCCCGGGCGGGCTCGGCAAGCCATCAAAGAAGGCGCTCGGTTGGGAGGCCGCGAGCGCAGCGCTCATCGCTGAGGTTGGGGGGCGCCGATGACCGAACCGCTGCGCATCAACGCGAGCATCGAGACGATCGAGGCGGTTACGCAGGTGCTCAAAATGGCGGCGATCCTCGACGACCGCGTGAGCCAAGGCGACCCCGCCCGCCTCGGCGCCTGGGCCGAGCAGGTCGAGCGGCACAAGCTCAACGAGTCGGATCTGCTCGACGGCTTGCAGGCGTACTACGACGCGCCGAGCGATCGCGCGATCGGCATTGGTGACCTGATCCACCACGCGCGGCAGGCGCGGCGCCAGCGCACGCAGGCCGAGGGGCTCGACGGGCTCGAACGCCGCCAGGCCGAGCTTGACGCGACCAAGCCCGCGCCCGAACCGGTGGTCGCGCTGCCGGGGTTCGTCGGCGGGCAGGTCACCAACCGCACACCGCGTTTCGAGGCAGCCGAGCAGGCGCTACAGGAGTGCCACGGGCGCGAGGAATGCCGCGCGGCGCTCGTCGAGTATTTCGCCGCCAAACGCGAGGCGCTCGGCATGGGCAAGGCACGCAACCGCAACCACAACCGACAGGAGAACTACCGGTGACGCTGTTCAAACGGCAGCCGACAGCGCTCGAGCTGCACCACCGAGCGATCCGCGAGTGGCGCCGCAACCCGACGATCAGCACCTACGCGCTGGTCGACGGGCGCGAGGTGCGCAGGCGCGCTGTGGATCCGCTGACGCGCCTCGAGACCTTGCTCGATCGCGTGATGGCCACGGTCGCCGATGTGTGCGGTGTTCCCGCGCCGCGCCTCGGCGCCGTGCCGGACGCGCCGTGGCTGATCGTCGGCGAGGGGAGCGACCGGTGACCGCCTGCCAGGTCTGCGAGGGGCGCGCGCAGCTGTACTTGTGCCTCACGCACATCACGGCGCTACGCAACGCGCTCAACGATCTGCCGTGGTGGCTCGACCGCCTCGAGGAGGCGGTCGTCGGGCAGGTCCGGCTCGGCGACCCGGGGCGCCGGGGCACCAAGGCGCACGAACTCGACGCCTACACCGGGCCAGACGCCGCCGAAAAGCTGGCCCAGGCGCTCGCTGACGGACGTTTTCGGCGTTCGGTAGTACTTGCACTAGGCCGGGTCAATCCGAAGGCCTCACGGCTACGTGACAGGGCGCGCACCGAACTCGTGGTGTGGGTCCGGCACCTATGCGAGGAACGCGCCGCCAAACCACCGGCGAGCGTCGACACGCAGGAGCTCGCCCGCTGGCTCGGCAGGCACGTGCAGACGATCGCCTCCGACGAGCAAGCCAAGGCGTGCCACGACGCGATCGTCGATCTCGTCGACCGGATCCGCGCCACGGTCAACCGCCCCGAGCCGCCCGAGTATTGCGGGCCGTGCCAACACCAATTCACCGTCGAGGAACGCGCCCGCCGCATCGAGCAGCAGCTCGACGACCGCGCCGAGTGCCGCGTGCAGCTCTACGCCCGCCGAGGCGCCCGCTGGGTGCGCTGCCCCGAGTGCGGCACCGAGCACGAGGTCGAGGCGCTACAGGCCGCGTTGCTCGCCGAGGCCGACGAATACTCGTTCAGCATCAGCGACTTGAGCGATTTCATCCTGCCGAAGCTGGGAATCGAGATCCCGCGCCGCACCTTGCAGCACTGGGCGAAGATCGGCGAGCTCGTGCCCTCGGGCTACGAGGCGAACGTCGCCCGGTACCAGTTGGCGCACGTGCGCGAGGTCGCCGGACGCAAGAGGCGGCGCCGCTGATGGCGCGGGCATGGCGCGTAATGCCGCGCACCGACGCGCTCGGAAATCAGCTGTGGTCGCTGCAATACGAGACGATCTGGCGCGACGGCAGCCGTTACGGGCTGTGGCGCGAGGAAAGCGTGTTTCGCGATGAGGGGCGGGCGCTCGCCGAGCTGGCGCGGCGCCGGACGCCCTGCCCGCATGAGCACGAGCACGAGGGCAACGTGTTCATGTGCCCGCACTGGATCGACGAACCGCACGAACACACACCAACCGAGGAGGAATGAACCCATGAGCAACACGACCATTGGCGTGCTGGCAGGCCGGATGACGGTCGCGCAGAACGCGATCGCAGACGACCTCGCCGAGGTGTTCACCGGCGAACTGGTGCCGCTGTCACCGGGCAGCCTGGGGCACCGAGGCCGCACGTTCCGCGCGATCGTCGTCGTCGACCCGGACCTGTGGCCGCTCAGCGACGAATTGTCGCGTGAACTTTCGCCCTGCCTGCACGCGACCGGTGGCGGCTTCTCGCTGTGGCTCGCCTAATGGCGCCGCTGGTGTGGTGCGCCGTGGTGGCCGCTGCGGGCATGTTCCTACTGCTGGGCGGATACATCGCGCTCGACATTTGGGCGTTGACGCGGCGGCGCGTGTGGCTCGTTCTGATGGTGGCCGGATGGGCGTGCGGACTGGCGCTGTTCACGCTCGGGCTGCGCGGACTGCTCGAATAACCGGTATTGCTTATTGGGACATTTCCGGTATCGTCTATCCCAACGCAAGCAACCGACGAGAGGAGTTCCCCAATGAGCGAGATCTTCGACCCTGCCGCGCGCACCGCCGACGAATGGCGCGCGCTCGCCGAGAAGGACGCCGCCGCCAGCGCTGAAAGCTGGGCGAGCAGCGACACCGACGGCTTCATGACGCAGCGCGTGCACAACGCCTACGCCCGCATGTACGAGCACCTCGCCAAGCTCGCCGAGGCGGGCAACACCGCCGAGCTGCCCTGGCTGTTCGAGAAGGTCGGCGACGACTGGCAGCCGGTCGCCGAATGGCGCTGGGTGAACGGCGACTTCGGCGCGAGCGTGCGCATCGCCCGCAGCGGCGGCAAGGGAACGTTCTTCAACCCCAGCCAGGCCGAGAAGCCCTCGCTGCGCCAGAAGCGCGACGAGGCCAAGGGATTCCGCTGGGGCATCGTCAAGTGCGAGGTCGTCAGCCAGTTCGGCGCAAACCTCATAATCCGCAACACCCGCAAGGACGGCGCCGAGATCGCGGTCGTCACCAGCGCCGACTACGCGAACAACTGACCGAAACCGGGGGCGCGACCGGACAACGCGCACCCAACCACCACCACCACCACCACGAGAGGGGCCATCTGATGCACGTTGAATCGAGGAGTGAGTACGTCGTTGGGTACCGCGATGCGTTGCGCGCGGTGCTCGACGTGTGGAACGAACGCGGCGCGGCTGCGGCTAAGGACTTCTGCCTGGCGAATGTGCCCGTCGTGGGCGGTGAGCGGTGACCGGCCAGGCCTGCGCACCGGGGGCCGCGCCCGCCGCCTACGAGCTCGACTGGCGCGGCGTCAGCGCCGGATCGATCATGGCTGACGACCCGAACGGCAACGGCACCTGGCATATCTGGATCAACACGATCAGCGCTTACAGCCTCGTGCACATCGACAACAACGGCGTCGAGACCAAGTACGGGCGCCGCGTCTACCGCAGTCGCCAGATCGGCTGGAATGGCGACGAGCGAATCATGGAATGGTCTTGGCTCACCCTCGGATTCGGCGACATGGGTAAAGCCCGCGACTACGCCGCGAAGCTCGCCGCGACCACAGCCTGATCGCCCTCGGCGGGGCTGGCACCGCGCCAGCCCCGCCCTCGCCGTCTGACCACACCACCGAGGAGGATCCGATGAAACACCGCGTTACCGCCCGAGTGCTGTCGCACCTGTCGGGCTCGCAGGCGTGGCAGTCGCCGACGCCCACCTACAACAACGCCGTCGACGTCGCGCTCATGGCGAAGCTGCGCGACGCCCGCCGACGCGCCGACGGCAGCACGACCGTCGACCTCGCCGACGACGAGGCAGCCGTGCTGCGCGAGTACGTCGACGTAATGGCGATCGCCGCCGCCGACAACGCCGGACCGGGCGACCCGGACGCGACCGCCGATCTCAACGCCGCCCGCGCCATGCTGCGCCGCCTCGATCGCGAGGCGACCCGATGAGCGCCTACCCGAAGGCGAGCGTCGTCTCGCGCGCGCTGCGCCGCGACGCCGGAATCATCACCACGCCCCGCGACCGCCAGGGCTACCACGTCAGCGGCGACGGCAGCTATCCGGCGAGCATCAGCGTCGATCTCACCGACTTGCCGATCGAGAACCCGAACGCCGATGTGCGTGGCGCGCGCGATCTGCACGAGCACCTCACCGGCGCGGGCTGGGAGCTCGAACCCCTCGACCCCAAGCGCCCGACGTTCGTCAACGTGCTGCGCGTACCGACCGCCGCCGAGCGCCGCAAGGCGCCCGACGTCGACGCCCGCCGCTACGCCCTCACGTTCGAGAAACCCGGGCTCATGCCGATCACCTACCGGTGCGCCGACCTCGACGAGGCGCTCAAGCTCATCGACACCGAGGCCGATCGCATCGAGCAGGGCTACACCGCCAGCGTCGGAATCTGGAGAGACGAGCCGTGATCCGGTCCGAAACCCGCCGCTGTGACACCTGCGGGCGCGAAGGCGTCCGTGGGTTCACGCACACCGTGCGCGGTGTGTACGTCTGCACCAATCAGCGCGCCTGCCAGCGTCGGCAAGACATGCCGATCTGGCGGGTTCGCGAACTCAACGCGAGGAGATCCGTCCGATGAGCACCGACCAGAAGCACCCCGGGCGCCCCGAGGTTGGGCGCCCCATAAACGTCCGCCTGGGCGACGAGCTGCTCGCCGAGGTCGACCGGTGGGCAGCCGCCGAGGGCATCGCCCGCGCCGAGGCAATCCGGCACCTACTGCGCCGAGGGCTGAAACGGGGCAAGCGATGAGCGCCGCAGTCGCCGAATAAACTTATGCAACAACACGTTTGGTGTGACGCGTGATCGAAAACGCGCCCTACCTGTGCTAACGTGATTCTTGCGCACGCAAACACTGCTGACGACTCGTGCCAACAAACGCCCCGGAGCCCTTCCCCGGGGCGTTTGTCGTCGGTAGGGCAGCGCAGACCACACCACACAGGAGAACCCATGCGAAAGCGCATCGCGCTCGCGCTAATCAAGCTGGCGCACAAGGTCTATCCCCCAACGGTCACCGAGACCCTCGGCGACGACGGGCAACCCGTCGCCCTCGCGTTCGACCGCCTCGCAGCCGGTCTCGCCGGTGCCAGACCCGCGCTGCCCGATGCCAGCGCAGCCGAGCTCGGCGTCGAGATGGCGAACCATTTGCACGGCGACGCCGGACGCCCCGTGCGCGACGCCTACTCGTTCGACTCGTACCGCGAGCAGCTCGACAAGATGCGCGCCGCGCGCAACCCGATCAACCGCAAGGGACTCGGGCCGCTCACCGAACTGAGGTACGACGAATGAGCGAAGCAACCGACCAGCTCAAAGCCGCCCTGCCCGGTCTCGTGCACCCCGAGCTCGGTCCCGTGATGCTCGTCAACTTCCAGACATTCCCGGGGCAAGACGACGAGCAGCAGGCGCAGATCCAAACGTTCTCCAAGACGATTGCCGAGGCGATCGAGCACACGCTCGACGAACGAGGTTTCGCGATCGTTCCGAAATCGCGGCTCGCCGAGGCGCCCAAGGCGGGCAGCTACACGCAAGTCACGCTGCACTGCAAGGTGTGCGGCGGGCCGATGCTCACAACAACCATGAGCGCCGACGGGCTGATCAGCATTCCGCCGCGCGAGATCAACCCCGATTGCGAGGCTCGACATGGCGCAGCCTGACGTGCACCAGCTCGCCCAAGAGCTCATCAACTCGCGCCCGCAAGTACCGCCGCAGATGCTAGGCGCCCTACCAGTTCCCGGCGATCGGCAGGCCGCGATCGCGCTCATGCCCGCCGAGACCAAGCTGCGCGTATCAGCCATGATCGTCGAGCGCATGGCCAAGGCGTACGGGCTCAACGCCGAGATCACCAACAACGGCGACAGCCTCGATATCCGCATCGAGGCGCCCAAGTAGGGCAATGGCTCGCAAGGCCAACACCACCGACAAAGGGCTCGGCTGGGCGCACCAGCAAGACGCAGCCCGCCTGCTACGCCGACACGAGAACGGCACGCTGTGCTGGTGGTGCGGGCTACCGATGTTCAAAGCACCACTGCTCGACCGCAACTGGGACGGCAAGCAACTCGCCGCCGATCACTCACAGCCACGAGCGTTCGGCGGCAAGCGCGCCGACCGACTACTGCACGGGATCTGCAACAGCCAACGCGGCGACGGCAAGCGCGACCAACACCGCCCCGCGATCCTCGGCTGCCATCCACGCGACTGGGCGCAAACCCTCGCAGCCCAAGGCATCGCCGCCGCCGACACACAGCCCGCCCGCGACCGCCTCGCGATGGACTGGTGACGCCCGAGCCCGCGCACCCGCCCGCCCCGCGCCAGCAAACCCGCGCAGCCAGCCAGCGAACACGACCAAGGGGTGATCGAGTGGCCGCGACCACGCCCAACCGCCCGACCGACGGCGACCCGAGGGCAAAAAGTGCCCCTGACCTGCGGAAATGCCCCCCCGGCCTGAAATGTTCGGCGGGCACCCCTCTCCTGACCCCGCCCCCCGA